CTTCTCATCCTGGAGAAGGTTCAGCTCATCTTTGCAATAGATCATTTGAGAGAGTCCTTGGTTTGGAATTTCAAGGGCCTCTCATGTGCCTCACGGGATACCATTACTTGTCGCCTTCTGGAACTTCGGGAATCGGTTCGGTTTTCACTTCGATAATCTGGGAGCAACGTTCGCACTTGAATTCGCCCGCGATCTGCCCCTGCAGGTTTTTGCGTACGATCAACTTGTTGCAAATCCATCCAGGTCGATTGGAGCGAAGGGCCGCGCAACGCAGCCCCTCTTTCTCAATCTGTGCCTTGCCTTTCGTGATGTAGGTCAGTTGTTTCATATACCCCAATCAATCTTTTTGATGTGTAGCAGTTACGACAAAGTGATCATGACCAACACGGTCGTGTAGATCGGTGCATGCGCCGCGTCGCCCAGGAGAGCAGCCTTGCCCTGGTCGATGTAGTTGCGGAAGAGGCCGTTGGTGCCCATGGACACCTGGTAGGTCATACCGCGGGTAGCAGAACCGCCCATCAACATCTGGGTGGGATTGCGCTCCGAGAATGCACCCTTGAACTGCTGGCCGCGCTCGAACTGAGTACGCACGCGGTTGGCGAAGTCCTTAACGGGATAGGCCTGCTGGATGCCCATCACGTGTCCCACGATCTGGCCGGGGTTGTGCTTGGCGGGATCGTACGGCATGTAGTTGCCGGCATCTCCGGGGAGAGTACTGGGAACCACTCGGGCGCCCTGGAAGAGTTGACCCTCGGCATTGCCGAGAACGCCGGTGAAGTGGGTGAAACTCTTGTTGAAGGCCGGCAGAGAGTAACCGGTGATGCCGTCGGTGGTCGCAAGAGCGGCCAGCGTGTTGGGCGTCGCGCCGATCCAGGGCATGCGCAGCACGAAAGTCGTGCGGATCGCATTGCCGGGCTCCGGCTGGTAATTGGTGATGCGCAGTTTGGTCGGGTTGTTGGTGTTGATGGCGTAGTTCGCCCCGCCGGTCACGTCGGTAACATCCGGGATGAAGAGGTTCTGCCACATATTGCGCAGGGCATAACCGAGACCACGGCATACGCCGCCGGGAATCAGGGTGCAGAGCAGGGCGGCCGCTACCTGGTCGGCTGTGAAAACCTTGGTCGTGACGCCGTCGGCCAGAGTCACGGTTTCACCGTGGGTGACGTCGGCATCGGACGGAGCCGCGATCAGGGCGCATTCCGTGGCAGTAGCCACGTTCACGCCGGTAACCGGGTTGAGAGTGCCGAGGGCCAGGTCGTCTGCCGAGTACTCGATCACGCAGAACTTGCCGCCGTTGGCCTTGGTCGCCTGGGTGCCGCTGAAGTAGCCGGCCGGGATCAGGTAGCCATTCTTGTCTACGCCGACAATGTTGGCATGCGAAATGGTGATGTTCAGGCCGGCGGGATGCGCGTCATCACGCCGCTTGGAAGGCAGCCAGGGAGCCGGGTAAGAATACGGCAGGTACGGCTGAATCGGTTCCGATGCATCGCAATCCGGGGTAGTAAAACCCTTACGGTCGGAGCCGAGAGAGGTCGAAAGGAAATTGTTGTTTACGTCGAAGGACATGACTTACTCCGTTTTGGAAGTGATTTGCTGATGGCGCCTGCGTGCCATCCGTTTGAGCAGGTCTTGCCGGCCGATCGGGAGATTGTAGGGCTGATCTTTCGTCCCTTCTCCTTCGACAGAATCCGTGTGTGTTACGCCTGGCTCTTCTTTGGTCCCGGTGATCTGGGCACTGTCACTAATTTCCTTGGCCGTCTCAGCAGCTTGGGAATCCTTGATTGACGCAACGGCCGGAGTCTTGGAAACGCCCTTCATGGCTACCGGAAGGGAATCCAGGAGATCCGCCATAGCGTCGGTCAAACTTGCCAGACTACGCGCGGCTTTCTTTTCGATTTCCGCCCGCAGTTCGTCGGCATTGAAATTCTTTACGGTCTGGTCGCCGGAGAACACCCGGCCAAATACCAGTTGGGTGGCCAGAAGATGCTTCTGGTCTTCGATCAGGCGGCGGTTGCTGGCCTGCAGAACCGTGTTGTCGCCTTCGATCTTTTTGATATCGGTGTCGAGAGCCGTCAGCTCGTCGTGAATCTGGGCCCATTCGTCCTTGGACACCAGCATGTCCTTGGCTTCGTTGTCTTCCGACAGGCGTTTCTTCGCCCAATCCAGACTGTTGGTCTTGTTGATCTTTTCCCAGAGCGTGTACAAAGCGTCCTGGGCAACCCAACGTTCTTCATCGGGGATCGAAGCGGCGGCCGACTCCAGAGCAACCAGAGCCGCAACGAAAGACTTTCCCTTCTCGGAATCCGTGAATTTCAGGCCGGTGATGGCTGCCTTCACGTTGTCGGAGAGTTCCACGGTGACCGGTACCACGGGGTCGGCAATCTTCGCCGGAACCGCGGGCGGTTCGGTCTTGGCCAGGTCCTCGGCAACTACGGCCGGCTTCTCTTCGGTTGTTGCTGGTACGACTCCACTGGTTGTCGCCTCGGTGGCGGCGTCTTCCAACTTGGGCATGGTGAACTCCAGCCCAAAAGTCTTGGCGTCGATCTCGAGTTTGCGGCAATACGTGATCTTGGCTTCGTCCGACAGGGTCGCCAGCGTCTCCGCCAAGGTCCCGATCCGGCCTTCGATGGTTTCTTTGGTTACCGCATCCAGGGTCCAGCCATTCTTCCGGACCAGAGAATCCAGGTTCACCAGGGCCCGCTTCACCCGGCGTTTGGAATCGGCGTCCATCTCAGTTGTCACGATCCCACCCAGGGTAGTGCGCAGGTCTAAAGCTTCATCTTTCAGCAGCTCGCCCTTGGTTCGCACAAGTAATCCGTCGATTTCGCTCTTATCCATTTCTGCCTCGGTGATTAATTCAATGTCGGAATCGAATCTCAAACTGTCGGTGTACTCCGGTTCGGAAACCAGAGCTTCCTGGCGCCGGAGTGGCAGACCCAAGAAAAAGAACTTGGTGGCCAGAGAATCGGCCATGGCATCCAAAGCTTCTGTGCCTTTGATTCGTGCGAACGGATCGGCCGGGAAGTTTACAAAACTGATCTCTTTATTGATGTGCTTTCCCGTGATCAGGTAGGCCAGCTTGTTGTGGTACCGGCGGCCCAACTTGTGTTCGCACTGGCTGTCCTTGGCCCAATCGGTATGGCACACGGAGCAGACACCAGAGTCTGAACCGAACCCTACCGAAACGCCCATGAACTCGCCGTTCTGAATCTTCTGGATGGCTGCCGCGTTGGTGATCTTCAGGCCCAGCTCGGTGTAACCGAGGCCGGGGAAGTTATCCACTTTGCCTTGGAGATTCTCCACGATCCAGTCGATCGAATCGTAGATCGACAGCTTTTTTTCGCCGCGGGCATCGCAAAAATAGTTGGTCTTGAGGCCGTAGCTCAAATAATCGGCCGACTCGTCCACGTACCGGGATTTCATCACCCGTCCAACGCATTCGCCGTGTTTGTCGTGGTGCAACAGAACCGGGCTCGGAATCCGGCCGGACGGCATCCACGAAGGAAGCCCTTCCGCCATCTTGTCGGGACGGTAAAAACGCATGTTGCCGCCAACGACACCGGCATGACTGGCCGCTACCGTCACGAGCAGTTTGTGCCCGGACGTCTCTTTAGAGTCCTTGCACTCGAACAGGCGCGTTTTGTTTTCGGTCGCCCGGATGTCCAGGGTTACGAAATCCCGCATCAAGAGAATCATGGGTTACTGTTTCGGCTTGGCGTTCCCGATCACTAGGGTGGGCGTCTGATTCAACCCAGCCTGGGTAAGCGCGGCAGAGATTCCAGCCTGTTGCGCGTTCATCCCGGTCAAGCGGCCGACACTGGCGATCGCTTGTCCCAGCGGAACTTTGGAGACGTTCCCCAAGGGGAACTTGCTGACTTTCGGGGTAAAGACGTTTCTTGCCATAGATGTGGCTCTCGTTTGAGTAATATATGGGGAAGTTGTAAAAAGCCGATCAGACGAAACAACTTTTGAGGTAAACGTAGAGCAAATCTTCGTCTGTGGCTCTGGAAACGTAACCCCAGATGTCGTTCTTCTGCTCGTCCGACAAGATTTGATCGGAGATCGCCGACAGAGTTTGCTTGGACACGTCCGCCCAGGTTTCCGTCACTGCCAGGCCCCGGAAAGCGCCGACCAAGCTATCGTGGATGATCTCGAAGAACTCGTCGGAAGACTTGGCCTTGTGCGGGTCGAGGTTCACGCCGTGCTGGTTTCGGGGTTTGGCAATGGTTTCCGAGACTTTGGCTTTGGGAGTGGCAGCCTTAACGGGATTGGACCGGGATGACCGGCCAGTGGACGCCGGGCGGCCAGCTTTCTTCTTGGCTCCGGACCCGGGACTGGGAGCCGGCGCGGCATTCTTGGTCGCCTGGGTCTTGGCCTTGTGCTGTTCCAGTTTGGCCTGCGCCTGGGTCAACTTCACGTTGGCTTTGATCAGCTTCTCGTCGGCCTTGGCCTGAACGCCGGTTTGTGCCGCGGAGATCTGGGCGTTCATCCGAAGCAGTTCTTTCTGCGTCTTGGTCCGGTACTCTTCCATCGACATCACGTGCAGTTTGTGATGAGTGTCGTTGTGGTCTTCCTCGCTGAACTTCCGGGCTTTGATCCGGTGTCTCAACTCGTCGTGAGTCACGGCGTTGTTGTTGAACATGTTGAGGTGGTGCTCTTCGGACTTGATCTGGGCGTCGGGATCCAGTTCGTGGAACGCCAGTTCGACTTCAGCGACGGCGTTCTGCACCGAAACTTTGAAGGGAGCTTCCTCGAACCAGTCCACCATGATCGAGTACTTGAACTGCTCGCAAAACCAATCCAGATCGGCTTTCACGTCGTCTTTTAGATTTTGGGAGGCGTTGTCGGCGGAGTTCGAAGAGGATTTGTCCACCTCACCCATGTCCACGGGGGAGACCCCGAAACCGATGTAGACCCTGGCCTTGTAGTGATCGCGCAGCGGGGTGGAGTCCACGCCTTTGCCTTCTCCGCCTTTGATCTCGACAGACACGCGCTCGTCGGTGATCAAGACGCCTTCTTTCGGCATGTTTTGAACGTAGTCCCGGTACATGTCCACTTCTGACATGCCCCCGGGAAGATATTGGCAGGGTGCCTGTTCGGTCCCGATTTTGATGTGGGTGAACGGGAACATGTAGCTGACCAACAGCAGTTCGGCGTTCTCTTCGATGCGCCTCAAGGCAAAGATGTCGTCTTTGACTGTGGTACTGCGGGGAGTGCCGAAAATGTGGCCTGGTTTGCGGTCCCAGTACAGATGAACGATATCCCGGACATCGTAATCGCGCCAGGGACGGCCATCGCCGAAGAACCGGCGCCAATTGGAAATCCGGCCGTAACCATCTAAAAATGGGAACAATGTGTGGGCGGGGATGATCTCGTAGGCAGCTACCGGGGCAAGATTTCCGTTGCGATCGCTTTTGACGCCGCCCGAAGCATCGTTATCCCGGATCTTGACCAGGAAGCAATTACTGACGATTTCCAAGTTCCAAAGAACCTGTTTCAGAAAGTTGCGGAAGCTGCGCCGCATGACGTAACCGATCTGGGAAGCTCTCTTGGAAACGTACTCGGCCAGGTTCGGCCGGTCTTGAGAAGTAAACGTGAACCCGTTCCGGAACATCAAGTTGTGCCGGCGGCGGTTGGCCCGGATCATATAGGACTCGGTGTCCAGGATGGTCCAGGGTTCGAGCATATCGTATTCCGGGTCCACAACTCCGAATAGACCGTAATACGAATTCAGAAGATCGGTTTCGTCCTCCATTTTCTGGCGCATCCGGCCATTCATGGTGGCGTTTTCCGAAAAGTCGTACATGGTCCCCAAAGGATTAGGGGCTTTCAGACGGGCACCGGGATTCGGTAGGCGAATGCGACTGGCCAACTCGTCTCGCATTTTCGTGGTGGTAACCCGGTTGCGAACTGCGTCGGATCCGGCCTGGTGTTGAAACAGGCGTTCCATGATCCCGTAGGCGCGGATCTGATTCTCGTCCAGCCCTGCCATGTTTTCCACGTCTAATTGGGTCAATAGATCATTCACAGGTTCAACTCCGGGAGAAAATTATGGGACCAGGGCACTGATCACCACAGAACCAGCGGCACTAAGAGTGCTTTGCACGTTGGCAGGTAGAGTGGGGAGCGGATCTTTCACAACCTGGATGCCTACCTGATTAATATCTGAGGTCTGGGAAGGAGTGGTGGAAACCTTGATATCGGGGGAGGTTTGGATGTTGCTGATGAGACGGTTGATATCCGCCGTTCCAGTCTGGGACACCCCCACGATGTTGTTCAGGATGTTGGTGGGAGCTTTGATCTGCTGCAATTCTTTGGCGGTGGCATTTAGGACATTGATCAATGCATCGGTCGACCGCAGAGAACTGAGAACTTCCAACCGGTCCCCGGTTGCCGCAATACGCTTGTCGAGCATCTTGGTGACCTGACGTTGAGCTTCGGCACGGCCCCGCACGGGAGTTTCCACGGCCCAGTTCAGGGTGTCCTTAACGACGTTCAGCCCTTTACTCAGATATTGGGCGCTGTCGATCTGAGCCCAACTGGCGGCCTGCTTAACCGCACCGCGAATCATGGCCTGTTTTAACGTTCCGGTCAGGTCGAAGCGGTTGCAGGCGGTGCTGCTGGCAATCCCACTGGTCAAGTTTTTGCCCAGACTGGTGATGTCGGCCATCTGCTTGAAAAGGCCGGCCAACCGGTTTCGCAGAGGGTCGAGGGCTTTCTGAACGAGCCCGTCGAGGAATGACAACTGCCGCATGGCGAGTCCCACCAGCAACGGCAAAACCACGATCGCCAAAGCGTTACGCAAATCCTTCAGACTCATTTTGTGGAACATGATTTTCAGCATGTTCAAAGTCGCGATCATGGCAGCGATGGTTTCCAGAGGCTGCGCAATAAACGACTCGATCAGGTTGGCAATGTCCTGGTAAACGCAATCGATTCCGGCACCGGTATCGTAGACGGCGCCGTACTTGTTAGCGAAACCATCCATAGTGGCGTTCAGGGGATCGAAAAAATCCGCCGGCAAGTCTGTGACGGGCATAGAATCCGGCGAGATCACCACGGTCGGATTGCCATTGGACCAGTCCTGGGTTTGAATGGGAGAAGTGACCACCCCGTACGCCGAACCAGACCCGGGCGTGTCAGAACCGATACCAGGCCCTGAGGAAGGTCCGGAGGACGTTCCAGAAGATGTCCCAGATTGCCCGGAGTTGGAACCGTTACCGCCGGACCCAGTAGAACCATTCCCGGAACTGTTTCCAGAGCTGGATCCTTGTCCAGATTGTCCGAACGCTGGTGTGGGAGAAGGCAAAACCAACTCGGTGAGCGGTTGGATGATCCCGCTGGAATTTCCAGGGCTGCCAACATTCACCGCGGGTTTGCGCATAGACCCAATCCCGCCGCCGGCTGAGAAGACATCGTAGGGATTGCGGTTGTCGGGAGAAGTCTGAACCTGAACAGTGGCATCTCCGGCGATCTGGTTACGGACTCCGTTTCGAGGGACCGACGTGTAGATGCGTAGCGCATCCGTCATGGTGTCCAGGATGACCTGGTCGTCTTTCAACTCGTGGTAGATCAGCGAAAAGTTCGGAGGAAACGTGCCCAGCTCGATGCATCCTTTTTCGTAGGCGTCGATGATCTTGTGGACGTCCATTTTCTGAACGTCGGAAACTCCCCAGCGTTTATTGGAATCGCCGGTCTCCTTCATGATCGAAAGCTGAATTTCCGTGCGGACGATGTTGTCCGCAGTCCCGACCAGGGCCTTGTACATGTCATAGGTGATGACATTGGGGGCCGCCGGGACCTGGTAGAGCCGTCGGAAAGCTGGTTCGAGTTCTGGATCGGCTTTTAAGTCCAGCTGAACGGTCACACCTTGGGAGACACTGTCCACGACATTTTCCAGATAAGCGGCCGTATCCCGGAAATCCTGCAGCCGGTTGATGGTCACCACGGCCCGCTGGCCATCGGGAGGTACGACGCCGGGGGTGTAGACCGGAGTCTCTGAAGACGCGGCCGCCTGCTGGTCCTGGGCAGCCGGAACGTCAGCCAGAGTTTGAGGCGGAGTGTAAACGAAGTTCCACTTATTGAATGCCATGTTTTTCTTGGTGCCTACTGCTTGCGGCGACACGGCCCGTCATGCGGCGGATTCGCGCAATTGGGGCACTCGGGGTCACGATTGCCTTCCGGGCCGTACCAGTGACTGCATAATGTCCGGGCCGCAAATATCCATGCGGGTGCTCCGTTAAATCGGCTACGGCCTTCTCGAAGCCACCATTCAATTGCACGTTGAAGAACTTCGTGGCATTGCTCCTGGCTGATGTCGTCCATTTTTAAGAGTCCGGAAGAGTGATCTTGTCGGCGATGATGCTCAAGGCATCAGTGAAAATCTTGGTGAAACCGGCAAACGAGAAGGTCGCCAACAACTTCCCGATCCATCCCATGCCTGGGACGAGCATTAGGTGGCTGGCCCGGAAGATGGGATTCTTCGTGAGGATTACCGGCTTGTAGGCGGTCCAGGCAAGCTGGTCCGGGAGCACCACCTGGGTGGCGTCCATGCAGGTGACGAAGTCTTCAATGCTCAGGAAGTCTTCGGCGATCAGACCCTCGATCGCTTCGTACTGAACCTGTTGGCGGAACTGCCAGTCCTGATATTTGTCGATGATGAAACACGGCAGGATCCGCTGGAATTGCAGTAGATCCGTCTGGGAGAGGAGATTTTGAGTTTCTGACATCAGGTTCTCTTGGTGGACATGTTACGGAATGCAGCCGTTCTGGATCCCGGAACTCCCCAATTTCCGCGGGAGGGTTTGGATGCCGGCGCCACCATAAAACTTCGTTGTCCAAACCAGGTCGTCCGGGCCTCCGTCTGCTGGTCTTTGGTCTGCCTGGATGGGATCTGGGCGGCGTCCATGCGGACTTGCCTGACCTGCTCGACAGGATTTTCGGTTGCCTCGGAGGCGGTCTCGGGCACCCCCAATCCAGGAAGCATGAACATCCCGCTCGCCAGGTTGTGTTGCGGCCGGTATTCAAAGAACAGCCCGTATTTCAGTTCAATTCCTAAACAGGCCAGGATTGTGGCGTCCAGATCGTGATCGCCCACTTCGTTGCTCTTGCCGGCGGTGTACGTGTTGGCCCATCCGTGCTGGGAGTAATTCTTGACGCGATATGCTCGCATCTGCTCCTCTAATATGGCGTCCGCGCGGGAAAACTGAAATCTGCCCTGTTCCACGATCATGGTCATGCCTTCGACCATGAAAGGCTTGGTACGGCGGCTCAATTCGTTCTCTTCGTCGTTGATGTAGAGAAGCTTGTCCCGCCGGGGAACGAGCTTGTTGGTTTTCAAGTCCGCCCCGAAGTCAATGACCTGGATGTTCTTCAGGCGCTGGTCGTCTTCGTCGGTGCTGTTGTGACCTATCAGGCGAAGCAGCTCGTCCTGAACGAAGCCAAAGCCGGCATCGGTCATGATTTCTTCGCAGTGCCATCGTTTGTTCATGCGTCGGATTTCTTCCAGCGTAGCCATGGTGGTCTTGTCCACCGCGGAATGATCTACCACCCGCCGAATTTTGGTTTCTGGATGAAAGCCAACGACCCGAATGCGGGTGCCGGTTCCACGCCCATTCCAATCCACCCCCATGAAATACCGCCACACATCGTCACTAGAAGGGCTCGCTTGAACATACAAGTAATCTTGAAGACACGCGTCTACGAGTTCCGGCTTGAAAACTCCAGCTTCCATTTCTCCAAACTCCGCCAGGTATTCGTGTTGGTAAACCAGCTCAGTTCGGCATTCGAGACGGCAGGACTCTTCCATTTCCTTGGAGAAGTCCGGGTGTACCGTAATGGGAAAATGAAACTCTTTGTACTCAACGAGCTTCCGGCACATCTTCCAAAACATGCCGCGGGCGCCGGTAGGGGTTGAAGACCCGGCCACCTGGGAATTCTTGTACCGGTGAAAGAAGGGCTGCAGGGCCTTGTAGTCTTCTTCGGCCAGGTAGTCCTGCTCGTCCATTCTGGTACGCCGCGGTGTTTGGGTACGGAGAGTGTCCCCGTGCCGGCCGGAAGAAGCGCCCGTACAAAAAATCCGGATGCTGGAACCGTTTCGGAACCGAAACTCGTAATATGGGGCCTGCTTAGGAGTGCCGGCGAGGGATTCCTGCAGTTCTTCGTCCGCTATGATGTGGTCCTTGAGATCGTTGAACCATTTAGCGGCC